ATCCGGAATCAAAAAGAAAAGATTTACAAGGAAAGATAAGTTATAAAGTAATAAAGGTTACTAGTACATTTAAATCTGGAAAATTTACACAAGTGTTAGACTGTGTAATTACTACCTTCCCCGCTGACCCCAAACCAGAAAATCAAGCGAATACAGGTCAAAACGCTTCTGGAACTCCAACACAACCTACAACATCAGGATTGACAACAGTAAAAGAATCACCGTCTCAATCCGATGGTTCTACAACACCTCGTACTGCTTTAAATTCAGCAGGTCAACTAAATCAACAAGGGCGTACTGCGAATGATGATGCAAGCATATACGGTAACGGTGGACTTGATGTATCTGGTAGTATAGTGGCTCCATAAAGGATTGAAATATGCAAAACATAATTAAAACTACAGGAACAATCAAGGCTTCAACACCTAATTCAGGTGGAGCGAATCCTAGACTTGCACCTGTATTTGGAGTAGTAAAAAACAACATTGACCCCAATCGAATGGGCAAGTTGCAAGTTTATATTGCTGATTTCGGTTCAAATGATCCAGAAGATCAAAGCAGTTGGTGTACAGTTTCTTACATGTCACCTTTCTATGGATTTGTTAGACCAACTTCAGGTGATACAGGATTCGGTGATTATGTTTCAAATCCTAGTTCATATGGTGTTTGGAATAGCCCACCTGACATAGGCACTACCGTTGTTTGCATCTTCATAAACGGTGATCTTAACTATGGTTTTTACATAGGGTGTGTTCCTGAACCAGACGCATTGCATATGGTACCTGCAATTGGTGCAAGCGACAACATAATCGCAAATACAGATGGTGAGGCTAACGGTTATGGTGGTGCCACTAGATTACCAGTCACAAACATAAACACAAACAATAAAGGGATAGCAGACAGTAACAACTTTTTAAACCAACCTAAACCTATTCACAGTTATGTTTCTGCGATCATGAATCAACAAGGGTTGATAAGAGATGCATTGAGAGGTCCTATATCTAGTAGTTCTCAACGTGAAAGTCCCAGTAGAGTTGGTTGGGGAATAAGCACACCCGGAAGACCTATATATGAAGGTGGATACACTGATGAAACAATTGCAAGTGCTGCAAGTGAAGGTGCAAATCCCAATAAATTAAGGGTGATATCTAGAAGAGGTGGTCATTCAATCGTCATGGATGACGGTGATTTGATTGGCAGAGACCAACTGATAAGAATTCGTTCTGCTGCCGGACATCAAATTTTGATGAGCGATGATGGACAAACTTTGTTCATCGTACATAGTAATGGACAATCCTACATTGAGTTAGGTAAAGAAGGTACAATTGACATGTACTCAACCAACAGTTTCAACGTCAGAACACAAGGAGATATAAACTTACACGCTGATAATAACATAAGCATAAATGCTGCTAAAAAGTTCAACCTGTATGCAGATGAAATCAACATCAATTCAAATAAAAACACCAATCAAATAGTAGGACAAAATCATTCAATTTATACCAAAGGAACCTTCACTTACAAAATTGATGGATCTATGAGTATGTTTTCAAAGGCAGAAGCATCGTATGCAAGTTCATCAACTATGTTTGTCAATGGAAGCATCATAAATCTCAATACAGGCTCTACATCAGTTGTTCCACAAATAGTTCAACCTATATCTTTTGTTGCACATACTGATACGTTGTATGACAAGACGAAAGGATATGCTGCTGCTCCGGGTAAGTTGATAAGCATTACTTCAAGAGCACCGGCTCACATGCCATGGGCTAATGCAGGTCAAGGGGTAGATGTAAGAACTAGTAGTGATGCAGCAACTGAATTGCCGAGTGTACCATCGACCGCAGTTGAAAATATAAACAACGAATCTGCAAATATTTCTGATAGTAACCCAGTGACATCAGATATAATATCAAGTGTTCCTCCTGTACAAAACATTAGCAAAACGCTAGACACTAATGTAACTGCCGGACTACTTAGTGCAGTTTCAAAAAATGCAGCGAGTGGCTTAGCAGCATTCGTGGTGAAAAATGGTGCTGGAATAATCCCGACTAGTCAAGGAAATATTGCATCAGTTGGTAAATTTGCATTTAATCCAACACAATTAGAAAAAGCAGGTATCATTAAACCTGGCTCTAGTGCTCTAGTCAATTCATTGATTAACAGCGGAAAGACCTTGAAAGATGCTATGCCTGCAAATATTTTTACAGGAAAAAAGGGTATAACCAATCTAGAAAAAATTGTAAAAAGCAAAGAGTTACAAATTGAAACTCAAATTGATTTGATGAAAAAGTCAGAGTCTGAGTTGAAAAACGCCGGTGTTCTTAATGGAAATGAAGATGGTGAAAGTATCGCAGGTTTAGTTCTCGCTACTGCCGCTTCTGGAATAAACAATGTAGTAAATTCTATAAAAACTTCAAGTGAATTTGGATCACCGGCTAAGCCTAACAAAATATTGAATAAAATATCTGGTGTTTTAGATTCAGTAAAAAATGCCATAAAAACAGGAAATAGTGCGGCAAAAGTTGCAAACAATAAAAATGGTCCTTATGGTTCAGTTGCCGATGCTGCAAATTCAGCAGAACCCTCACAAAAAACTAAAAATGCTAGTGCTGCTGCATTTGGTGCAATTTTATCTGCATTTAAACCATTAAAGGTGGGTGTTCCGCAAAACTTGACGCAAATTGCAAACAAACAAAATGCAGAAAACGTAACTAAAGCAACAGGTGATGACAAAGAAGCCCAAGCAGGATTACAAGCCGTTGGGCAAGTAACTGGTATACCAGTAAAACAAATATCAAATTATATGAAAGATATAACCAATGCATCAGACCCATCCAAGGCATTAAAGGCGACATCTGGATTGCTTGGTACTTTAAGTAAAGTTACTGGTGAAAAATCATTATCCAACGCAAGTAAAACGGTAAACAGTGCGGCAAGTTTATTAAATTCAATAAACAAATTAAACTCTAGCAAAAACCCAACACAAACAGGAAATGCAATTTCTAACATACTAAAAGATGTAGGTAAAATATCAAACTCGGTTGGTAATCCAGAACTATCTAAAAAATTAAAAGACTTGAATTCTTTAGTTAGGGAAGGTACATCTGCGGTAGGATCAATTGCTAAATTAAACGCAAGTACAAATCCTGCGCAATCTATAAAAAATATTTCAGGAGTGGTAACTAGTATAGGAAAAATAGGTCCTCTTTTAGGAGAACCATCATTGAAAAAAACAGCAAATAGTATTAACACAGTTTTAAATAGTACAGGACAACTTCTTAGGTCTTCACAAACGTTGTCTTCTAGTAATAATCCCAATGTTGCTGCTAAAGCAGTAACTAACATAGTTAATAATGTTAATAGAATTTCATCAGTGTTGAGTAATTCTAGTAAGTCTACTGGATTAAATGCATTGCCGGGAGCACAATATAGTGTTGGTTCAGTAGTAAACAAAACTCTAGGTAAGGTCAATTTACCTGGAACTAGTTTATTAAGTTCTGCTATAAAAAATATCTCAACAGCAAAGAAAAACGAGATATCGGTTCAAACTACTATAGATTTTTCTGATGAAAGCATAGATACCGGACAAGTTACTAACCCGGATACCAACATAAAACAACTTGCTACTGGTAATTTGCCTCCAGCAGCGGTTGCACAATTAAATGCTGCAATTGCTTCGGTTAGCAAGTCGTCTGCCAATCCTATAAAAATGCCGACTGTAGCAGTAAATACCAATAACAGAGCATCGTTAGAACAACAAACTAAAGCACTACTAGGAAATGCTAAAATACCTTTACCTAATTTTAGTGGTTTGGGACCTTCTGATGCTGCTAAGTCAGCATTAGAAAAAAGTGTTACTGAAAGCAATGCCTTAACCTTATCATTTGGTGAATTGATAGAAGAAAATGAAAAAGTAGAAGCAGCAAAAAGAGAGTATTACGAAATAGAAAACACATATCCACCGGGCGACCCTCAAATAGAAGAGGCAAGGTTGAGATGGATAAATTTGAAACAAAGTTTAGATGACAAGTTCAAGTCACTAATTTCACTGTAGACTAAATATAGTTATGGCAACATACATTGGATTCAGCACCATAGGTGCAAATTTACCTAGAAGTACAAATTTACCAACAGAGAATAACGGGGGATTTGGAACTATAACTCGACCTGTAAATTCAGGTAGAAAATATAAACTAACGGACGTTCAATTAGTCATACAAGATTTAGTAAATGCCTTCAATATACGACAAGGACAAAAAGTAGGACAGCCGGCATACGGTACAACTCTCTGGGATTTCGTATTTGAGCCAAACGATCTTTCTACGCAAGAAAAGATAAAAAACGAAGTATTTCGTGTGTTAACAAGTGACCCAAGAGTTATTGTAAATTATGTATCCTCTTTTCCTAAAGACAACGGAATACTGATTGAAGTAGAAATTTCAGTTTCTCCATTTAATCAAGCACAAGTTTTAAATTTATTTGCAGATAGCGAAACCAACCAACTTTCTCAACAGTAATCAAAAAATCAGGTTTTAGGTAAGATAAATACTTAAAACAGAGAAAAGATATGGCAACAAGTTCAAGAGCATCTGCAATATTTGGTGTAAATGATTGGCAAGCGATTTATCAGACTTTTAAAGAAGCTGACTTTAAGAGTTATGATTACGAAACCTTGCGTAAAACATTTATAGACTATTTAAAACTTTACTATCCAGAGACCTTCAATGACTATATTGAAAGTTCTGAATTCATTGCATTACTAGATGTAATGGCCTTCATGGGTCAGGGCTTGGCATTCAGAAACGATTTAAATACCAGAGAAAACTTCATTGACACTGCGACAAGAAGAGACAGTGTGATTAAATTAGCAAACCTTGTAAGTTACACACCTAAAAGAAACATTGCAGGTCAAGGATACATAAAAGTTGTCAGTATTCAAACCACACAAAATATTACAGACCTAAACGGGACAAATTTAAGTAATCTTCCTATTTTATGGAATGACCCTGCAAACCCTGATTGGCTTGAACAGTTTAACACGATTATCAATGCCGCTCTAGTAGATTCACAACGTATAGGTAGACCGGGTAACAGCGCCGAATTATTGGGTGTAACAACTGATGAATATGCAATAAAGATTCCTAATAATGCACTTCCAATTGCACCATTCTCAACAGTAGTTGATAATATAAACATGAATTTTGAATTGGTAAGCGTAACTAGTTTAGGTGAAGATCATATTTATGAAATTCCACCTACCCCATCTGGTAGATTCAATATTTTATATAGAAATGATAAATTAGGTTTTGGAAGCCCTAGCACAGGATTTTTCTTTTATTTCAAACAGGGTTCATTAACCAACTTTGATTTCAATCTACAACAACAGATAGCAAATACAGTGGTCAATATCGACATTGAAGGTATAAACAACACTGACACCTGGCTATTTCAATTAGAGCCAAATAATGGCAATAGAACTCTTTGGGAGCAGGTAGAAAATATATATGCAAATACTTACCTACAAACAGAAACATCAAAGAAAAGAATATTTTCTGTAAACTCTAGGACTAACGACCAAGTCAGTTACATCTTCGGTGATGGTGTGTTTTCACAAATACCGGTTGGATCATTCAGGGCATATGTACGTTCAAGTAATGCATTAACTTATACAATCGATCCTAATGAAATGCAAGGGATTTCAGTATCATTCTCCTACATAAACAGAGTTGGAAAAACAGAACTTTTAACTTTAGGACTAGAACTACAAGTTCCCTCAACTACCGCACAAGCAAGAGAATCAATAGAAGAAATCAAGCAAAGAGCACCCACACGTTACTACTCACAAAATAGAATGGTAAATGGAGAAGACTACAATAACTTTCCTTTTACCTTATACAATAGTATCATAAAAAGTAAAGCACTGAATCGAAGTTCTATTGGTGTAAGTAAAAATTTAGACCTACTTGACCCTACTGGAAAATATTCAAGCACAAACTCATTTGCCGATGATGGTGCATTGTGGCAAGACGATACTAGTGGATTTTTAACGTTGACGGTAAATAATATAGGAAACATAATTGGATTCTTTACAGATACATTGAATACAGTGTTATCTGGTACTAAAGCAACACAGTATTATATACAAAACTACAATTCTTATCCAATAAATTCATCATCGGGTGATGGAACTGTTTACTGGCAAAACAAAACAGTGAACACTAATTCTAATACTGGATATTTTTACAATATTGTTTTAAGTGTTAATACTCCAATTCCAGTAGGAACATTTTCTTCAAACAATGCAAAGTATGTTACTCCAGGTTCACTTTTGAAGTTTATCGCACCTGCTGGTTACTACTTTGACAGCAACAATCGTCTAGTTGCTGGAATAGCAGGGCCGAGTAATATCACATATATTTGGATATCAGTTCTAAACGTCATAGGAGACGGATACAACAATGGGGAAGGTGGGTTTGCCAATGGAACAGGACCGGTAATTTTAAATGGATATGTTCCTTCAGGAGCAATACTGACTACAGTAATACCTTCATTTGATAATTCATTCTCTAATGCTATTATCAATGAATGCGTAACAAAAATAGAACTAAATCAAAGTTTTTCATTGTTATACAATAATTCATTGACTGTAGCAGAAGAAAGATGGAGTATAAGACCATATGACACACCAGGTTGGTTCCTAAACTTTTTGAGTTTAGGGGATAACAGATATACGATAACCTATCGTGCATTGACTTATTATTTTGGTAGTGTCGCTGATACTAGATTCTATTTTGAACAAAATAAAGTTGTATACGATCCGGTATCAGGTAAAAATCTACAAGATTTTGTAAAGATTCTATCTTCTAATACTCAATACAATTCTAACAGTTCATTAGCCAAAGACATTCAAGTTAATATAGTTGGGCAAACTGTTGAATCTGACGGGTACATTAATGATTTTGATGTTGAAGTTTCGTCTTCTGATGTTAACAACAGAAGTATAATTTTAGATCCTGATTTTTTTACTACTGTTACGGGTTATGTAACTGGACAGGCAAATACGGGTATATATGTATTTTTTGAATTAGTGGAGGATGCTGTAAATTTGAGTAGGTATCAAATAGTTCCTTCTTCTAGTGTAGTACAAATTGCAACTACTACACAAATAGAACAGTCAAAATATGATTATCCCTTGGGACAACTATTTTATGCCTTCAGTGAAAATAAGTTTTATATAACAGTTCAGGATAATGCAATTGTAACTCCTTTCTATATTTTAGTAGAACAACCGCAATATTCTATTAAGAGTGGCAGACAAGGATTACAATTCCAATATCGTCACAATTCTAATAACACTAATAGAATAGACCCGGCGACTACAAATATTATAGATTTATATTTGGTAACACAATCTTACTATACTCAATACCAAAACTATATTCAAGATACTACCAATACTGTTCCTATGCCAGTAAAACCTACTATTGCTGAATTGAATGATGAATATAGTAAAATAAATAATTATAAGATGTTAAGTGATAGTGTAGTTTTAAACAGTGTTATTTTTAAGCCTTTGTTTGGACCTAAAGCAGATCCCAAACTAAGAGCCACGGTTAAAGTTATAAAGTCATCAACAACCAACGCAAGTAATAGTGAGATAAGAAGTTCAGTTCTAACTGAAATGAATAATTATTTCAACATTAACAATTGGAATTTTGGAGATACTTTTTACTTTTCTGAACTTAGCGCATACTTGCACAGTAAGATAGGCGATTTAATTAGTTCAGTTGTTTTGGTTCCAAACGACCCAACATTGGTCTTTGGTGACTTATATGAAATAAAATGTTTACCTTATGAAATTTTTGTAAATGCTGCAACTGCTAATGATGTATTAGTTATTGCTGCACTTACACCAGCAGAATTACAAGTGAGATAAAATATGGCAACAAGAATAAGAACTTTGAATTTTTTACCAGAAATTTTTCAAACGCCTACCAACGCACAATTTTTAAATGCTACGTTAGACCAATTAGTAGCACAGCCTAATTTTAAGAGAATTGAAGGTTATGTGGGTAGCAGATTAGGATATGGTATAGATGCAAATTCTTATTATGTAACTGAACCTAATAAAATCAGAACAGATTATCAATTAGACCCCGGTATTATATTCACTAAAGAAAATAAAATAGGCACGCAAGATTTTATAAGTTATCCTGGAATAATAGATGGATTGAAATTAGAAAATAGTCTAACTGATAACAACAGCAGATTATTTGAAAGTCAAATTTATTCTTGGGATTCTTTTACTAACCTAGATAAGATAATTAACTTCAATCAATATTATTGGTTACCTGAAGGGCCAGCAGCAGTAACTGTTACTCCTAATATAGTTTACCTAGTAGGTGACTATGATGTAGTAAACAATAAAAATAGTTACAGTATGATACTGTCTAGTGACCCTATCCAAACTGAATCAGACAATCCTACTGTTATTCTTTTAAGAGGCGGAACGTATACATTCAGTGTAAATCAAAATTCTAAATTTTGGATTCAGGGCGCAAGAGGAATAACAGGTATAGATCCTACTAATCCCAACATGCAAACTAGAGAAGTGTTGGGTGTTACAAATAACGGAATAAACAACGGTACCGTTACATTTACTGTCCCTGCAGCAAATGCACAAAGCCAATACAACTTTGAAACCGAAACAACCGTTGATCTGGTAAGTGAACTGTCATTCAGTCAAATAAATGGGCAATTGTTGTCAACAGTTAAAAATATTGACGGTGTAAGTTCGTTGAATGGATTAAGTTTATTACTTTATTCTGATGTTGTGACCGAAACTGCAACTTTCTACACTATAACATATAGTGGATCAAGCGAAGATCCTACTTTGAATTTAGTAAGTTCAACTAGTGTCTCTATTGATCAAGAAATCAAAGTTTTATTTGGTGAAACATATGGTGATAGGAGTTTCTATAAGGCACCCGACGGTTCAGTAAATTTAATTCCGTACTTAAGTGCTGAATTGTCAACATTGTACTACCAAGATGAATCTGATCCTGATAAGGTTGGAATTATCAAGATCATTGAAAACAATGATGTAAATTTCATAAATGTTGATACTGAAATATTAGGAAAGTCTCAGTACACTTCACCAGTTGGAATAGAGTTTACCAATGGATTAAAAGTACAATTCTCTGGTAATGTTTTTCCGGAGTCCTACAGATCAGGTCAATATTATGTTGAGAATGTGGGAGTAGGTATACAACTTATCCCCACTGAAGTTTTAGAAACACCAGAAGCATATACTGAAACAGTTGAAGTAAGTTTTGATTCGGTGCCATTTGACACTACAGGTTTTGATGGTGCATCTTTCGTTCCGGTTATACCTGATTATATAACAATTGCAAGAAATAGTATTGACAGGAATGCATGGTCACGAAGCAACCGTTGGTTCCATATAGATGTCATACGAACTTCAGCATTGTTTAATAACAATCCCGATCTAATTGAAACTCTAAGCACTACTGACAACAAAGCAAAAAGACCTATCATTGAATTCTATCCAAACTTGAAATTGTTCAATTCTGGTATAGAAGGAAAACAAGCAATTGACTTTATTGATACTAGGACAACTGACGCATTTAATTTCGTAGCAGATCAATTACAATACTATCCTGACGTCAACGTATATACCAAATATACTGCAAGTTTAACCGGTACAAACTATGCGCCCGGAAGAAGTCTAACATCCTATGATTTATCTTCAAAGGAATTTACATGTGATTCAACTTTGGGCTTTAGAATAAATGATATTATCATATTCGATGACGTCCCTGTTGCGTTGGGTATAACAAACGGCGAAGTTTATTATGTAAGTCAGATAGTAGATAGTACTACATTTACTATCTCTTCAGTAAAAAATGGATCTAATGTTGGTTTTTCTGTTGACTTGCCCGATCCTCCATTAGACGGTCCCTGGTCTTTTGATTGGTTACCTCAAAGTACAACACTGACTATTAATGCCGGTGATGTAACGGGTACATTCGCTGAAGAACAATACATTGCAGATTCATTAGATATTTTACCCAGAAATACTCTTATAAGTTCTATTACCGGAACAACAATATTAACTATAACAGTAGAATGGACACAAACTACTGATGTTTATTTTGATACTACCTCAGATTTGTCGTTGGTTGCAACTGGATTAAACTTAGACAACTATTCATTGTTTGAAGGGGCAAAAATTGTTTTTACGGCTGACGAATCAGTTAAAAATAAAATATTTGTTTCAAGATTTGTGTCAGTCGATGGTGTTTCGCCTCCGACTATAAATTTATATGAAGATGAAAACGGTACTGTGTTAGCAAACCAACAGACAGTTGCAACCAGAGGTGTAAACAATATTAGTAAACAATTTTATTTTACCGGAACTGAATGGATAGTAGGACAAACAAAGATTGACATAAACCAGCCTCCTCTGTTTGATATTTTAGATGCAAATGGTATAAGTTTCGGTGATACTGCTATATACAATAGTAGCACTTTTACTGGAACAAAACTTTTTAGTTATGGTATAGGTTCTAGTCTAGACGATCCTATTTTGAAAATACCTTTAAGATTCAGTTCTGTTGAAAACGTAGGAGATATTAGTTTCGATGTATCATTTAATATAGATTCCTTTAATTATGTTTCGGGCTTAGAATCTATCACTCAAAAAGTTAATACAGGATATGTTTATAACTACTCTAGTTTAACCAATTTCACACGACAATTAGGTTGGCAAACTTCAGTATCACCTAGTATTCAATATCAGGTATTTCAATTCCAATACTACGTTAACAATCCAACAAATGTATTAACATGTGATATTGAAAAACTAAATGATATCGAAACCAATTGGCCAACTATAAAAGTTTTAATCAACAATACATTATTGAATAGTAGTCAATATACAGTTGAAGTTATCACTAATAAAACTGTTATTACCTTAACTGACGTTGAAATATTAGAAGATACTTTGATACAGGTTCTTTTATTGAGTAATCAAGTAAGTCAAACTGCTTACTATGAAATACCTGTTAACTTAAGCAACAATCCTTTAAATGAAGATATAGAAACAGTTAATGTAGGTGATATTAGAAATCAATATCAAAGTATATTTTTTAATAATCCAAATTCTCAAGGTGAAGTATTCGGAAGTAATAATTTTAGAGATTTGGGAAATACCGTTCCATATGGTGATAGGATAATACAAAACAGTGCAAGTCTTGCGATTGTTGGTGCATTATTAAGAAAACCAGATCATAATGTTTTTAATTCAATAGAATTTAATAGTAGAGAATATATTAAGTTCAAAAATTTACTAGTTGATGTTGTTCAAAAATCTGACTATCAACAAAGATTTGATGCAGCAACTATGCTAGATGATGCATTGGAACAAATAACTTCTGCTAAAACTGATAATCAGCCATTCTTTTGGAGTGACATGCTACCCTCCAAAACACCATTTGTAAGTAACTCTTACACATTCAACAACATCTTATATACTACAACTTTCCCTCTAAGTCAGGTATATAATTTTGCAAGTGCAAATTATAATGGTGTATTGGTTTATCTAACAAGAAGAGTTTCTGGCGTAAACAAAATAACTCAACTGGTTATAAATCAAGACTATACCGTTAGTTCAGAATCAAGTTCGTTAACTATAACTACAACACTACAACCAAATGATATAATCACAATTAATGAATATAATCAAACATATGGAAGTTATGTTCCTAATACTCCAACTAAGTTGGGTTTATATCCAGCAACTATTCCTTCAGTCGTACTTGATAATAATTATAACAATCCTACATATTTCATTAGAGGGCATGATGGATCATTTAACAAGTTATACGGTGAATACAATACCGAATTGGGTATATTAATTGATTTTAGGGATCAGGTTTTACTTGAATTTGAACTTAGAATTTATAACAACTTGAAAATAAGTGCTGCTCTACCGATTAATCCATATACATTAGTTCCTGGCAATTTCAGAGAAACTGATTACACATACGCAGAATGGTTAGATTTGTATAGTTATGGATTCTTAAGTTGGATCGGTCAGAATAGATTGGATTACAAAACACAATTCTATAACTCAAATAACAAATTCACATATAACTACTGGGAAAGCCAAGATAAGTTATCTAAACAGCCACTGTCACAGGGTTATTGGAGAGGTATTTATCAATATTTCTATGATACTAGTACACCTAACACTACCCCTTGGGAAATGATAGGGTTCACTAACAAACCAGATTGGTGGGATGCACGTTACGGTGAAGCACCGTACACCGGTGATAACTTAGTTATGTGGGAAGATTTAAGTAATGGTATCAACTACAATAATGGAAATCCTATAGTTTTACCTGAATTCATTAGACCTGGGTTATTACAAATAATTCCAGTTGACAGTGCAGGCAATATCAAACCACCTTTCAATTCAATTGTGGGTGGATATGATTCTAAACTCTTTAGAAGAGATTGGAAACTGGGAGATGTTTCTCCAGTAGAATTGAGTTACAGAAGAAGTAGCACATTCCCGTTTGATTTAATGAAAATTTTTGCTTTGATGAAGCCAGCACAATTTTTGAATTTGGGAATTGACTTAGACAATTATAAGTATAGCGAAGAATTTAATCAGTACCTGGTTGGTGATAGAAAACACTTAATATTAAGTGATATTCAAATTTATGGTAACGGAACTGCAAAAACCAGTTATTTGAATTGGATTGTTGACTATGAAAAACAATTTGGTTTAGATGCAACTGAAAATATCACTAATTTGTTAGACAACCTAGATACTAGATTGGTATACAGATTGGCTGGATTTAGCGATAAGACTTTATTGAAGTTTTATGTTGAGAAGGGTTCTCCCAATGATACTAATGTGTCATTGTTGATACCTGACGAAAGTTTCTCTGTTCTTTTGTATGATAATCAGCCATTCAACAGAATAGTTTACTCTGGAATATTGGTTCAGAAAGTTCCACAGGGTTACTCCGTGTACGGGAATAGTCAATTGACTCCGTACTTTAAAACTCTTCAACCTAAATTTGATAGTTATGCAAACGTAACTGTCGAAAATGTTTCAGTTAGAGTAGCAAATACATACTTTGAAAACAAAGAAGTAATTGTTCCGTACAGAACAATTTTCAGTACAGTTCAAGAAGTCGCTCAGTTCGTAATGAATTACGGTGCATATGTTGAAAAGCAAGGTATGCAGTTTGATCAAATTGAAAATGGCATACACGTTACCTGGCAACAAATGGTAGCAGAATTCATTTATTGGTCACAACTTGGATGGCAAGATGGAAGTTTGGTAACATTAAATCCTGCTGCGAAAAATCTAATGATCAATAAGGAAAGCACAATTGTACAGCCTTTGACATTGCAACAAACTAACTTTGTTCTAAATCAAAATTTATATCCAATCAAATCAGTTGATTTGAACATATTGCGTGAAAATACATTGTTCTCTTTGACTGCATTGAATGAAGGTGATACCATATCATATGGTCAATTCAATTTAGGTAACATGGAACATGGTATAGTTTTTGACAACTTAACTTTGTTTGATGACCTCATTTACAATCCTATAACAGGGTTGAGACAGAATAGAATATTTGTTAGAGGAAGCAAATCCGCAGATTGGAATGGCTTAGTAGATGCATTTGGCTTCATCTTGAATCAAGACAACATCCAAGAATGGACTGCTAACAAGAAATATACCAAAGGTGAGATAGTCAAGTACAAAAATAAATTTTGGATTTCATTGGATATCATTCCTGCAAGTGCTACCTTCTTAGAGAATTTGTGGAAAGTAACTGATTACGACGAGATACAAAAAGGATTGCTACCCAACAGTAGCACCAGATCATTCGAAAGCACATTGTACTATGATATCAATACCGCAAATCTAGAAAAAGATGCAGATTTGTTATCATTCTCCTTGATAGGATATAGACCGAGAAATTACTTGAATGCAGCAGATTTGACTGATATCACACAAGTAAATGTCTACAAAAACTTGTTAAAAGATAAAGGCACATTGAATTCGATTTCTGCATTTAAGGGAATTGATCTACCACAGGGAGGAATTCAATACGATACCTACGAAAATTGGGCAATCAAGTCTGGAAGTTTTGGCGGAGTTCTAAACAGCAACTTTGTTGAACTAAGATTAAATCAAAGCAAGTTAACCGGAAATCCATCTATTGTTCAATTAAGTGATAGCACTACCTTTGACGGTGTTCAACAAGTTGTCACCTTATCTAATGTAAGCAATTACGGTACTCCTATTACGGACCCAAACATTTTGCCCACTGTATCACCTAGTGAACCTAACCAAATTTATAGTGATGCTGGATATGTAAATTTCAACGATGTAAAGATGACATCTTACTTTTACTCTGGGTTAGAAACAGCAACCAACACCAAGGGCAATATTGTGCCTGTGCAAGATTTTTATGTTAGAGATTATGCATGGTTGGCAAATTTCTTAGAAAACTGGGAAGTATTCACTCCTAAATCTTTAGGGCAAGTAATTGCGGTAAACAACAATCTCAATAACACTATAACCGTTACTTTTGCTTCACAGCATAACTTAACACAGTTTGAACCATTCGCAGTAGTGAACTTTGATTTGAGGATTGATGGATACTACATTGTTGCATCTATCGTGGATAATTTCAGGGTTTTAGTTTCTGCTAATTTAGATCCTACTATAACACAAATTCAAGGTAGAGGTGTAGGATTAAAATTACAATCACAACGAGTTGAATATACAACGGACATCAACAGTTTACCTTTACTTGACAGTGAGTTTAGAAAGAACACTGTTTGGGTTGACACTAGTAGTGATGGTTCTTGGGCAGTTTATAGAAAAAATATAAATTACCAATACTTACAGGATTTGACTCTCTCAGGTTCTGGAACTTTAGGAAGTGCAGTTGCGTATACTGATCAAGCAGGATATGTAGTTGCTGATAGTGAAGCAGGTAAGTTGTATCGTTATGTTTTTGATCCTCTTTCTCAAGAATACAATTTGAGACAAATTATAACTGAAGCATCTCCGTTCGGAACTACTATGGTTCACGGAGGTAACATATTTGTAGTTTCTAAACCAACAGGCGTAGGTCGTGCAGTGTATGTGTATGAATTGCAGATTGGTTCATTGGTTAACGAGTTAGTTCCCGTGCAAGTAATTACTCCTCCTGTTGTAATTTTTCCTGAAGTAATAAATGATTGGGGCAGTGCATTGGCTATTTCTGATGACCAAAAATGGCTCTATATCTCTGATGTTGGTAACAACAGTGTTTATGTTTACCAAAAGTCGTTTATTCCAACTTCTGCTGGAAGTTTTGTCGTTGGACAGACATATACAATTACAAGCCTAGGAACAACAGATTTTACTTTAATAGGTGCAAAATCTAATACAGTTGGGATAACATTTGTTGCTGATGGTGCCGGAACAGGAACTGGAACTGCAAATAACACAACTTATGTAAACACCAGTAAGATTGACGGTGATGCTTTAGGCTTAACTGACACAGGTGATAAGTTTGGTTATTCTCTAAGCACTAACCTTTATGGTGATACGTTAATTGTAGGTGCACCGTTTCAAGATTATAATGGATCCACTGCTGATTGGGGATACACCTATGTATTTTCTAGATCAGTGCAGAATATTGAAGTGCAGGATTCAACTACAAATGTAAGACAGACATTTAGTTTAGCATGGACTCCTACAACACTTTCAGCGACCGTTACTTCTACGAATGAAAGTGGCAGTTTAATTGCATTGAATGATGTCACGGACGTAGAAGTGAATGATCCTATCATCTTCTCTGGGTCGGGTTTAGCAGATACCGGTATCTCATCTGATGTTGTTTACTATGTAAAAACTGTATCATCACCTAACATAACTCTGAAAACTTCTAGAGATTCAACTGATACAGTTGCAGTTTTAACTAAAGGATCGATCTCTTCTGCTACTGCCAATGTACAACAAGATCAACTATATGTAACTGTCAATGGTACACAAGTTAATGACAGTAACTATGCAGTCATAGGAAGCAACTTTGTATATGTAGGAGATTTGAATTCTGGTGATATCATCAATGTAAGTGGTCAAGAATTTACGTTGTTGCAAACTTTGACTACTGAACAAACACCACAAGTAGGTTCTAGGTTCGGAACAAGTGTAGATACCACTAATTATTCTGCTGAAATATTAGTTGGTGCACCTTTCCAATTAGTAACTCAACGTCAAGAAGGTGCGGTTTACAGATATACCAATGCAGGTGCAAAATTTGGTTCTGTGATAGGAGAAACTGAATGTTTAGTGACAACATCTAGAGTAATTTTAATAAACGGTTATCTCGTAACTATTCCAGCAGGCAATGCAGCATTGGCAGCAAGCACAATAAATAACGCCAACATCACAAATGTAGTTGCATCTTCAGCAAACAACATATTAACTATAAGTTTAGTTAATAATGAAATTGCACCGGTAAATCAAAAACTAGTGATCACATCAACTGATACAGATGCATTAACTGAATTGGGTTTTGTAATTTATTCTAGGACACAAGTCATTGAATGCCCGCATGTTGAGGAGCGTACACAGTTCGGAACAATTGTGAAGATAAATGAACAAGGATCAGTAGTAATTAGTGCTCCAGTTGGAACAAGATTTTCAAGTACTACCTTTGATTTCATAGATGATGAAAATCAAGACAATGATACTATCTTTGATAACAATGCAACACAATGGGTAGACACATATGCAAACGCAGGTGCGGTCTACATGTTTGACTATTTACCAACATACAACGAAACTATAAGCAACATAGGTGAGTTTGTATATGCTCAAAGCTTAAATTCACTGGATCAAACCTATGGCAACCAACCAAGATATGGTTCAGCAATTGATTTTAACGATTACACTGTTATCATCGGTACCCCTGATCAATCTGGTGGAAAGGTAACAGTTTATGAAAATGATGTTCAAGTTAAAGACTGGTCAATCCACAGACAATCAGGACCAGTTGTAGACATCAATAAAGTTGCTAATACTTTGCTGTTCAGTGCCGAAACCAATAATACGTTAGTCAATCTTGATTACATTGATCCTCTTCAAGGCAAAATACTAGGTGCCGCAAGACAAAACATTGATGTTATTTCTAACGTAGATCCGGCTGGATACAATTCGGGCGGTGATGTAAACGGCAAATTAGTTTGGGGCGCAAATCACGTAGGACAAATATGGTTCAACACCTCAAATGTTAAGTATGTCAACTACCATCAAAATGATGATGTTCTTTACAACAGTCAATATTGGGGTACTCTATTTCCAGGAAGTGAAGTAGAAATCTATAGTTGGATATCAAGCACTGACATTCCTATAAACTATACTGGTCCTGGCACACCATTTGACTTTGAATCGTACACTACACAATACATTTTAAATGATGAAGGTACATTGACACCTATATATTTCTATTGGGTCAGAAACACAAATATCATCTTTGTGGATCAAGGAAAAACACTAGCAGACTCCATCATAGAGAGATATTTGCAATCTCCTAATGATTCTGGTATAAGTTATTTTGCTCCGTTGCTTCCTAATGTATTTGGTTTGTATAATAGTGCTCCATACATCAATGCATCCGACACAATTTTGAATATTGGATTTGCGACAGGTAACAACGATGATGTAGTACATAATTCTTACTCATTGATACGTGTTGATTTTGCAGATGATTTCTTGCCAGGGGTTCCTAAAGATATTTCAGGAACTCCTCAGTCATTATATGATCGTCTATTAGACAGTTTAAGTGGTGCGGATGAAACAGGTGCAAACGTTCCTGATCCATATCTACCTAAGTTGGTGCAATCGGGTATTCTTGCTAGACCTAGACAAAGTTTCTTCTACAATAGATTATTGGCTCTGAAAAATTACTTGACATACGCTAATACTGTTTTGTCTCAGTTCCCTATAACTGAATTGAAGCCTGACATATCTTTATTGAATACTTCAGGTAATCCTGTAAAGGTATTTACTGTAGCATCAGTAGACGGTACTAACAATACTGTTACGTTGAATGAAGAAAATTCTTCGTTGAATGTAAATGAACCTATAGTGTTCGCTGAAATGGTAATCTTGGGAGTAGGTGTAACTAATTTTGGTAACTTGGTTGCAGGTACTGTTTATTACGTCAATGAAATAGTAGGCACAAATCAAATCAAAGTTTCAACTACTATCGCAGGCTCTGTCCTTTCATTGTCTACGGTAGAAGCAAATGCTTCTACTGCTGCGGTAATGACCAGTCAGATAGCAGAAGGCTTCAACACAAGAAATTACTGGGAATACGTGAACTGGTGGGCACCTGGTTACAGCAATGCAACCAAATCTTCGTATCAGGTAAATTACTATGCTGATTTATCAACATTGGTCGTTCCTTTTGGAACTATCGTTACTGTACTACAGAACAATGTACAAGGTGCTGAAACCTATATCTATACAAATGAGGGCTGGAATAGAATAGGTTTGAAGAATGGAACCATACGTTTCAAATCTATTCTTTGGGACTATGTACAAGGTGGAATAGGTTTTGACGGAAGCTTCTTTGATTCTGATTCTTCTCCTTTCGATGCATTCCCCGCAGAAGAAACAAGAAATATAATCAGAGCATTGAATGAACAAATTTATACAGAAGAACTTTTGATCTTTAGAAACAAGAGTTTAATTCTATTGTTTGAGTACATACAGAGTGAGACTGTAGAAAGTCAAAACTATTTACCATGGTTAAGCAAGACATCATTGATGGATGTATTCCATACGATACGTGAATTGAGACCATTGGAAAATTTACAGGCAGACAATCAAGAATTCCTAGAGGGTTACATAGAAGAAACCAAACCATATCACGTTGTGATTAAAGAATTTGTCTTTAAGTATACCGGTGTTGATGTTTTTGAAGGTGACATAACTGATTTTGATTTGCCATCGCAATACAACACACAGCAAGACACATTCATAACACCTCAATTGGTAAATAACAATCCAAACAATGTAACTACCTTCACAACTACAGGTGATATTTGGGACGAAGGAAAATATCAACAATGGTTTGAAAATCGCGGGTTAAAATTGTCAACTTATGATATGATCCCGATTTCAAAATTAAATTCATATATTGAACTTAATACCACCGACATAGAAGTTGAAAACATATATAGTTTTCCTATAAATGGCACAATTATTATTGATAATGAAGTAATGTTATACAACTCAGTTGATTTAATAAATGGAAAATTGTTAAATCTAACAAGAGGAGTTAATGGAACTGCGATTTCAACTCATATTCCTGGTTCAGAAATATTCATTAATCTACCTGAAGTAATGGTTATGAATTCGGGAAGAGCATATGTTGAAGCACCTGAAGTATATGCATTGATTGATACTACTTTATATCCTCCTCCTACAAAACCCGCAGTAATGTTTGCTATTATGAATGGGGATAAAGTTTTGAGAGTAGAAGTTGTTGATCCTGGTAGCGGATATTTAACTACTCCTCAAATAGTTATTGAACCTTCAATAGTTGTAAATTTCTCAACATCTAATATTTCGTTTAGTAATGATAATATAAATTTATCAAATGTTGTTCCAAATAACACTTTGATATCTGGAGATTTAGTGCAATACAAGGTTGTTAGTGGTTCTTCTGTGGGTAATTTAATTGATAATCAATGGTATTACATAAGGGTAAATATAACAACCTCTATTGTTTCCGTAAAACTATACGATTCTTATCAAAATTACCTCAATGATGAAAATCATATTGATTTAACTGATATAGGAAGTGGAACCTATACGTTTGGTGTGGGTGCTAAGGCTATTTCTGTGGTTACATCTGCACCCTTAAGAGAAAATAATGTTACGCTGAAATTTGACAGAACAAGTTACACAAGTCAAGTTACAAATTGGGAGCCTGGGGTTTTTTACAGTGCAAAATATCCTAGCACTACTCCTTCTTCGTACAATTCTGCGTCATCGAATATTTCATTGCAAAGTACTGCACCTCCTATTGCTTCAATACTTGCAAGTTTTCAAGGAACGGTGTTCAGTATTACTTCTATTGAAAACAACAGAGAAATCGTATATTCTTCAGTTACCAGAAATATTTTAAGTACTAGTTCGACAGGTAATATTATTACCTTGAAATTAACTTCTTCGTTAGACAATACATCACGTTCTACTATAGGTTTTTATCCAGGAATGCCTATTAAATTTTCTGGGAATGTGATAGGTAATCTAGTTGAAAATACAGTTTATTATGTTGATACTGTTATATCAGTAGATAAATTTACTGTTTCTGCTTCTGAAGGAGGTCCTGCATTTACATTGAGTAATGCATCTGCAAATGATAATATGATAGGTATTGTAGGTCAACCTATAGATAAAGCTATAGTTTCAGTAAATTATCCAAATATAAGAACAGTAACAAATACACAGAGTGCAACAAATATGTTAACTGTTCCTTTTACTTTGGTAGGAACATGGGGAACTAGCGGTTTTTATACAGGTCTGCCGGTGTTTTTTACTGGAAATGTATTTGGAAATGTTAGAGAAAATCAACAATACTACATAACATCCGTAGTAAATGAAAATACTTTTACTATTTCTGAAAATGCATCTCCTAAAATCTTTACAGTAATTTCTACGACTACTGGAACAAATTTGATCACGTTAAAAGAAGAAAATTCAACTCTTTCTTTTAACGAACCTATAATTTTTACTGATATGCAAATAGCAGGTTCTTCAGTTACTTCATTTGGTGGATTAACTTCTGGAGAAATTTACTATGTTAAATCATTATCCGGTAACAACGGGATAACTGTTTCTTCACAAATAAATGGTTTAGTTGTTGCACTTACAACTGTATCTGCTGCGAGTGATACTACTGCTACTGGAACTAGTCAAATAGACACTATTGCCTTATCAACTGCTTCCGGGGAAATGCTAATAAATATGGATTTCCCAGTTAGTCCGGGTCAGATGAATGGTCAATTGGTTGAATTTTATAGTAGTTCAGGAGAACTCACTGAAATTAATCCTTCAGAACAATTATTAATATCTATGGATATTAAAGTAATGAAAAATATCAATAGTGGAACAGAAGGAATAATAATTTTTGATACCAGTGATAATTATCTTGATAGTAATTTTGACTATGTTTATGACAATATGCCTGTAAAGGTAAATGAAAATATAGGAAGTTTAGTCAAAACACAACAATATTATGTTGTTTTTAAGGATTCGATAACAGTAACAGTGACAAATACTGTAGCAAGCACTAATTCATTGCAATGTACTTCCACTGAATATTTGTATGTTGACATGCCTATTATCTTTAGCGGTGAATCTGGAATAGGTGGAGTAGGCCTTTATACATACTACTTCGTGAAAAGTATTGCAATGGATGGGATTTCTTTTACTATCACAGACGAAATCGGTGGAGCAACGCTAGTTGTTGCTGATGGTATTGGAGAAATGGTTGGTTTAGGTAAGCAATATATTCAAATTTCAACTAGCGTGGGTGGATCTCCCATAACAGTTGTTCCTAGTACTGAACTTTATGTATCAAATAGGACAATAAATCAAACACCTACAACTACTTCTGAATTTAGTATAAGTTATCTTGTGGGAGGGTATAGTGCCATTATAACCAATCCTGGAGTTGGATATGCGATTTCTAATAGGTTAATAGTAAAAGGTTCTGAACTAGGCGGAACTGATGATGTAAATGATTTAACTATGTTGGTAATGGAAATAGGTTCTAATGGTGAAATTTTAGATGTTTTGTGTTCAGGAAACCCACCAGACGAAACTAACAGATACTATTTGAAAACTATTTCTTCCACTCAATTTGAATTGTACTCAGAACCTACTTTAACTTTGCCAGTAAGTGGAATAGGATTGCCTTATGTCGGAATAACTTCATCAGTTGTCACATCAATAGCCGGAACAAATATAACATTATCATCCGATGATGATTTTAGTGTGAATGATTTGGTTGTGTTTACTGGGCAAGTAACAGGTGGAAATATAGTACTAGGAAGATCCTATTTTATAAAAGCAAAAAACGTTGTTTTGACTGCAGGATCATTTGTTGTGGGTGAAACGTATACGATTGACACTGTGGGCGATACTGATTTTACTCTAATAGGTGCAGCATCAAATACCGTAGGTGTTATATTTACTGCTTCTGGCGTAGGATCAGGTACGGGAACTGCGATAGCATCTAATACTATAACAATAAGTGAGACACCCGGTGGTTCTACATTTACCGTTGGTTCTGCAACACCACAAACACTATATATGGCTAAACTAGGTTCTACTATTGCCATATCAAATCCATACTCTTTCACAGAAAATATAGTTAAATTTAACAATAGATTATATGTTTGTAAAGTTAGTAACTATGATTCTGAATTTGTTTATGAAAAATGGGAACTTATCAATTCCGATAATTACAGATTAAATGCATTGGATAGAATTATGGGTTATTATAGTCCTACTATAAATATGCCCGGATTAGATTTAACACAATTGGTTGCAAATATTACTTATCCAAATGCAACGTATTTGAATAACCCATTTGAACCAACGCAACAATATTTGTTAGATAGTGAAATAAGTGATAAAACTTTTACAAGCACTGTATCTACTATCTATGATTTGCAAGGTGCACCTTTTGAATATGGTTATGGACCAGAAGAATTAGTTCCGGGTAATATAACCGATGCAATGACTATGATAGTAAATACTACTCCGGGGACAACTTGGAGTGCAACAGAATATCAACACGTTGGGTATAACACAATATCTCAAGAGTTTACTCCTGAGTTCGGAACACAAACCGTATATAGCTTTGCTAATATGGTTCAAGTTCCTGCACAACTAAGTGTTTATGTAGTTGATGGTTTAACTAATTTTGCAACAAGATTACAAGAAACTGAATATGTTGTTGATTGGATAGAAAAAACTATTATATTAAACAACCCATTAACGTTTTTACCCACAAGTGATAAACTTCTAGTAAATGTGTATGAAGTTGGAAATGGAAATCAAGTAGTAAAATCTAACACTGATGTATCGCCATTAAGATTAAACGAAACAACTGGGTTATACGAGATATATTTAAATTATAATTATTACGGTGGAGTCATTAGAGATTCAGGAAATTTATTCGTAGTAACTGCAACAGAAACAATAGCAAGTTCAAATAAAATAGTTTTTAATAACGTTGAATATTTCTATGTTAACCAAACTATAATATTTACAGGTTTGACTTTTGGTAATATTGTAAGAAACGATACGTATTACATAAAAAATATCGATCATGAAAATAATAGTATTACTGTTTCAGACACATTGACTTCTAATGGTGTAGCAGGTCCTGTATTTTCTCTAACCGATGATACTGGAAATATGTATGTATCAATAATTAAAAATTCATCTGCGGTATTTACAGAACCTATTGTTCACAACAACGGTGTAAAAATGCTATTTAAAACTGATTATTCTTTGGCACCGATATCTTCTGATATGTACGGATTTGCAAAAATTGTATTCGCAAATGGCACTGTGGATCCAGAAACAGACTATATATCATTCACTGTCTTTGGGGATTCAGGGGAAGATTCACAATATGGGTACACTTTGCCTGAAACTCAAACCTTTAGCGCAGATGGCTCTACTGCAACATTTGATTTGATAAATTATTCAGGTGGTGAAAATGAAGAAAATGCAATAGTTGAAGTAAATGGATTGCGTGTAAGTAATTTTACTATTGATGGAGATCAGAATCAAATAACATTTACTTCACCTTTGCCCAATGGAACACTTCAAGTTACTACTTTTAATAATACAGAAAGACAATATTTTAATACTGAATTGGGTTTGACAGGAAAATATGTTTATAATATTATTGGAGTTAGTAATATAATATTCCCTTATTCTGTAATACCTTCAGTAGTAAGTGCGTCTAGTACAGGAAATATTATAACTTTGGGTACAACTACGGGAATAACAATAAATCAAACTATTCAATTTGCAGGGACCTCTTTTGGAAACGTATTAGTTGATGGCACTGTGTATTTTGTGTTAAGCGTATCCGGTAATGATATAACAATTTCTCAAACTTTGGGAGGACCGGTATTTAATCCAGGTAATGCGCCTACAGTTTCAAATACAGTGGCATTAGTGGGAGGACAACTTGCCGTTAGAATAACATTTGACACACCGACAAGTTTCGTTGACAATGATGTAATACGAATAGATGGAATAAATGGTTCAGTTCAGTTAAATAATAACACCTATTATTTGAAGAAAATAACAACTACCCAATTTGATTTGTATACTGCACCGTACGATCCTGCTATTTTAGCAATTAATAGTCCTGTTACTTTTGTTAATGATTATGTATCAGGAGGTTATGGTTGGTTGAAGGATAATTTCTTACTACCTTCATCTGCAATTGCATCTGAGACTGTTGCTGCGACCGATAGAATCACCGTTGATAGTACTTCTAAATTAGTGGTAGGAACTCCGGTTTATTTTACTCAGATGATAATTTCAAGTTCACCGGTAACATCATTTGGTGGAATTATAGATCAACAAAAATATTATGTCAAAGAAATCATAAATTCAACAACCTTTACAATTTCGTCTACCATAGATGGTGCCGAAGTAGCATTGTCAAATGCAACAGGTTCAATGAACGTCACTCAATGGGAACAAACCGACGTCAATAGAATTTGGGTTACCGTCAACGGAGAAAAGATATCATCTTCATTGTTGAAGATAAATGATATCAATGAACTTAGCATTTTGGCATCGGTGACAAATACAGATGAAATCATCATAACTACAATGATGCCATCTGCTACACCAAGTCAAGAAAAATTCTTTATTAACGTAAACAGTATCAATCAACCTACGGTTTACAGACAAGGACCTTCTACTACAACATATTTGACTCAAGATTTGAAATTTACTGATGAAACCATTTATGTAAATGATGTTAGAAAACTGATAACCATCAGAGAGCAAATCGTAACAAACACTATAGCAGTTAGTGGTGAGTATTTCATTGGTTTGAATGCCGATAAGAATTTGTTGTCTGGCGTAAGTGTTTATAACCAAACAAAGAGTTTAGATATAAATTCTGAAAATTATTCTTTGAGAATAATTGATTTAGTACCCACAATAGTTATAACTGCAAATAGTAGTTATATTGAAAACGGTGATGTATTAACGATTACAATAACTGAAGGGAATAGAATATATGTAGGCGCTGAACAAATAGCATTTGCAGAAGTTGATTTAATAAACAATTCTTTAAGTGGATTACAAAGAGGTATAAACACTACCGGAACTCCTAATTTAATAAGTAAATATAGTCAAGTACTAGGATTCTTATCTGAAAACTTAATGGATCAAGATTACTATGATTTAGATTGGGCTGACGGGGAACCATTACAAATTAGTAATACCGCTCCTGCTATTTTCTTGAGAATGGATAATAATTAATGATAAATACAAACAATATGCAAAAAAATAATAAGCAAGCAGCACCTAAAAAGCCAAATGAAAATATTGGGTTAAATTTTTCAACTCATTTGAAAATATTTGACCCAAATACTAAAAAGGTTTTGTTGCAAAAAAGAGGTGATAACTGATGTCAACAATAATGGTACCATTCAAAATAGATGGATTTTTGAAGATTTATGATCCTAATACAGGTGAAGTTTTATTAGACAAATCTAATGCTATCAACTATGAAAATATGTCAATTGCTATCGCAGATAGTTTAAGTAACAGAGGTTACGGAGAAATATATCAAATGGCATTTGGAAATGGCGGAGCATCAGTTGATTCTACTGGTATTATAACTTATTTGCCTCCGAATACAACTGGACAAAATGCTGCTTTGTATAATCAAACTTACCAAAAAGTAGTTGACGATACAAGTGTATTCAATCTTGACCCCGCAAGAAATAAATTAGTTGTTACACACACTACTGGTAAATTTTACACTGATATATTAGTACAATGTTTATTGGATTATGGTGAACCAAGTGGACAAGAGGCATTTGATAATGCTACTACTACTGACGGCGAATTTGTATTTGACGAACTAGGATTACAAGCAAAATATGGCACAACAGATACTGGTGAAGTAATAACAAAGTTGTTAACTCATGTGATATTTCACCCTATACAAAAAAGTTTAAATAGACAAATACAAATAGATTATACGATAAGAATTCAATCGTTAACAAATATGTTAACCGTATAAATAATACTAGGATAGTTTAAAATGGCATATACGATAATCAAGAGCAATGGTACAGTATTAACAACTATACCTGATGGCACTATAAATACAACCAGCACTTCATTGGGTCTTGTTGGTAAAAATTTTGCAGGTTATGGACAAACAATTGACACAAATTTTGTTCGTCAACTTGAAAATTTTGCATCTTCAACGCCTCCTGCAAACCCATTACGCGGACAACTTTGGTATAACATTACCAATAGTACTATGTATGTTTGTCCCAGTGATGGGGAAACTGATGCTAATCAATGGCTAGCATTGACGTCTTCATCAGAAACAGGAACGACTACATTTGGTTCTATTGTAGTAACTGGAAACATATCTGCTAACAACATTAATTTGACCAATAGTGTCAATGCAGCTAATATCACTGTGCTAAATGCAAATGTAACTGCTAATCTGAATGCTGCAAATGCTGATATTACCACCGCAAATATCGCAACTTTAAATACCACTTTAATAGATGCAGGGTCAACAACAACCCCGGGTAGTGTAATAGGTATTTGGACTTTTGATGGATCGGGAAATGCGATCATCGCAAATACTGGAAATATTTACATCAGTAATTCAGGAGGTGCAAACATATATGGCATAAAAACTGACAAATATATGTATGCTAATGGTGTTGCTGTAAGTTTTGCTGGAACATATAGTGATAGTAATGTTGCAACATATTTACCTAATTATGGTGGAATCGTGGGTGATGGAACCGCAGCTGTGATTTTTAGAGGAAGACAAATTACAACTGGCGGTGCGACTACGGCAGGAAATATTACAGGTAATTGGACGTTGATAGGTTCTAGCAGATTAAATGCAACATATGCTGACATTGCTGAAAGATTTGAAGCAGACGCAATTTATGAACCGGGTACAGTGGTTGAATTGGGCGGTGAAAAAGAAGTTACAGCAGTCAAACTTGATCTAAGTGAAGATGTGTTTGGTGTAGTTTCAAATACTGCTGCTTATTTAATGAATGCCACTGCAGGAAACGACGATACTCATCCTCCTATCGCTATAGGCGGAAGAGTTAAAGTAAAAGTTATAGGTAAAATCAATAAGGGCGATAGGTTAGTTAGTGCTGGAAATGGAATAGCAAGATCAGCATTAAAGGGAGAAGCAAATTCTTTTAATACTATCGGTAGAGCATTAGTTAATAAAACCACTGAAGAAGTTGATTTAATTGATGCTGTGGTATTGATAAATTAAAGGTAAACTATGAGTTATGTACAATATGGATTAATAGAAGCAACCGATTTTAATACTTTAGCCGGCGGAAATCCCTCTACTACTAGTGGAAAAATAAATACAGTTTGGGCTACTGGAACTGGGGATGCTGGTTATGGACAAACTGCAATTAGTAATGTAAGTTCAGGTGGAAGTGTATTAGCAAGTGATTGGGCCGGTCTCGTAAATACTACTGCTAATTCCGCTGCACATCAGGGAACTAGTATCACTAGTGTAACAGCACCTTCTTCTGGGGGAGTAATAACCTTTAACTCAGCGATAGCATCTAATTTGACTACTATCTATAATAATAGACTTAACGCCGCGGCTCAAGGTACAACCACAGTAAATAATTTAACATGGTCATCAGCTTGGTCATCAAGTCTTACATTCACACACACTGTAACTTTTACTTCAGGTGACGCTGCAAGATATTTTTTCAATGCAGGCGGTCAAATACAAATAACATGTTCGCATTCTGATGCTTCTGTAGGAATTAATGAACTATTTAATAATTTGGCGAGCGATATTGGATCAATAGTATTAAGTGCTCCCTCTTCTGGATCAATAACTATAGCATCAGGTTCTTATACTGGTATAACAAAAGTAGGCAGTGACGGTAACACTCCAACAATCAGTACAAATTCAGGATACTATGCGTTAACATCTAGTAACGTTACTGTCTTTACACAAACAGCAGATTCAGGTCCTGGTTCATATTTAAATTCTTTTATTAGAGTAATAGTTAAATCAAATGGCACGCAAGGATCAAATGGGGATAAGGGAAATATTATAACCATTTATACAGTATGGGATGAAATTCCGAATGGATTAACGGTTGCTAGCGGTTCTACTACTAGTTTGACTGTTAAACGACCGTCTTCTGTTTATATTGCTAACACTTGGGGTACGATAAATATTTTCGGTAGTGTGTCTGGCTCTTAATTTTTTAAAGTAAAATTCTATGAATCTAAATACTCTTAGGAGTAGATCATGGATACTGAAACATTAATAAAAGAAGCGAAGGCTAGATTCAACCACAATGCTGCAAAACATTATCTAAAAGAAAAATACGAAGCACGACTTATAGTTGCCGACCAAAATGGACTTTGGAAGGCAGATTTACCTACACTTACATTTTTATCTTCTTCATTCTACGAAGAAGTTATTATGGTAGATACCTTTGAAAACCCAGTAAAGGTAAATAGAAAACTTCTATTAGATAAACTACTTGAAGTATATGATACAACTATGGAAGCATGGTTGAAAGAATGGCAAGAATTGGAAAATAAAAGATGAAAAAAGGCGTATTGCTTTTTGCTTTTAATTCTCCCAAATACAACTATTACGAAATGGCAGAATTTACTGCAAAAAGAGTAAATCATTTTTTAAACTTACCAGTTACTTTGGTAACTGATGAAGATAGTTTACCTAATAATCCTAAATTTAACTTTGATGAAATTATATTAACAGAGCCAAATAAATCAAATAAAAGAGAATTTGGAACATGGATAAACAAGGATAGATTTAAGGCATATGAGTTTAGTCCATATGAAGAAACTATATTGTTGGATGTAGATTACATAATAAACTCTAATAAACTATTAGATATTTTTAATATCTTTGATGATTTTGCATGTCACGATACAACTAAATTTTTTATGTATCCAAAAGCAAAACAAGAAATATTGAGTAAAAATAGTTTTAACATTCTTTGGGCAACTGTAATCGCATTTAAAAAAACATCAAAGACAAAACAATTATTTGAATGCATGGAAATGATTCAAAATAATTTACAACATTATGTCAATATACATGGATTTATAGGTGGGACTTATAGAAATGATTATGCACTGACATTGGCAACTAGAATAGTAAATGGACATAAAAATTCAACTAAAGATTTTATTCCATGGAGTCTTTGGCACGTGAATAAAGATATATCCCTATACAAAAACACAGCAAATGAATTCAATACTGAATATACTGCAATGATTGATGTTTGGAAAAACGGAAAATCAAGAAAAGATTATATTACAATAAAAGATTTTGACTTTCATCTGATGTCTAAAGATAACTTTAAAAATATTGTATGAATACTGGATTTTTAATTTACGCACAAAATACTAAAGATATTGATTATGTAAAATGTGCAATCGCTTTGGCAAAAAATATTAAAACTATTATGCCAAATCAAAATGTTTCTATATTAACTAACAATCAAATAGACGATCAATATAAACACTACTTTGATAAGATTATAAATTTACCATATGGTGACTTAGATAAAAATAGTTCTTGGAAATTAATAAATGATTGGCAAGTATATACTGCTAGTCCATATGACTACACTATAAAATTAGAAGCAGATATGTATCTACCAAAACCAATTGATTATTGGTTTGATGTTTTGAAAGAAAGAGATATAGTTATTTGTACTACTATTAGAAATTTCAAACAAGAAATATCAAATGTAAGAACATATAGAGCATTTATCGATGATAACAAATTACCAGATTGTTATAATGCAATAACTTACTTCAAGAAATCAGATTTAGCAGAACAGTTTTTTTCAATAGTAAAAGATGTATTTGAAAATTGGGGAAGATACAAAGAAATATTAAAATGTAATGTTGATGAGAAAGTAACAACTGATTGGGCATATGCATTGACTTCACATATTTTGGGTATAGAAAAAACTACCTTACCTAATTTTACGTCAATGTCAATGATACATATGAAACAATACATTAATAACACTGTACATGAGGATTGGTCAAAGTGTTTACTTTATGAAATTTTACCAAATGCATTAAGGATAAACACTATCCCACAAGAATATCCATTTCATTACCATGTTAAATCTTTTGCGGAAAAATTATTATGAATGAAGAATTTATTTTTATAGCACCAAAAATAGTTGAACCTGAATTCAGATTGTATTATGATGAGAGTGGAAATGTTTTATTTTATTCGTCGGACAACGTCAATCATCCGTACAAATATATCGTAATAGATGCAATGACCTATGCAGCAAGTAGGCATGATGTAAAAGTAATTAATGAAAAAGTAGTTAGAAAAAAAGCAAATAAATTCATTGCCAAATACGTGAAATCTAATGAAGGAATAAAATGTCTCAGTGATGATATCAGCGTCATCACAACTGATGAAAAAAACACAACAACTTGGAAGTTTGAGGTATACGAAATTGAATGATGATATAGTTGATATAGCAGATTTGTCAGTTATTTACTTGACATATGATGAGCCGCAAAAGGAAGAATTTTGGTTGAAAATCAAAAACATGGT